TGCCCTCGGAAGCCCTTCTTTGAGTTCTTTAACATTAAGTTCTATTACGTTTGATAGTTTAAGTTCCAGTGCATTCTTTACTTTAAGTACTGATGCAGTTAATTCTCTTAATATATCCATATCATCTTTAAATCTTCAAACGAAAGAACCTAAGGCTGGAGATTTAATTGCTCTTACGGAATTTAATTCTGATCGTATCCATTTTCCAAAGAGAGGTACTACTGTTTATGAATTAACAGAAAGTATAGATGAATTTAAACAAAATGCTTTGGGAGGACATTATGTTTGGTTTTTAGCTGCTAAGAGATATCAATTTAGTCAAGAACCACACAGTCCAGGAGCTGGTCAAGGAGCTAATGTTCTTGATGATAATGATGTAATAGAACTGGCTGCTAATGAAAATTTTAGTTATATTACAGATAATCCCAATAGCAACCCGTCTGTATACGGTCATTATTAAACAATATCAACCTTTAAGAAATCTGTAGCACTTTCTTCGGAGTGATAAATTTGAATTTTATAATCTTCTTCTAGAAGTTTGCGAAGAAAGATGTCTTGTGTAGAATTAATATAATCCCTGATATCTAAAGGACAAAGCTTAACCTCTTCAAAGGGTATATTTCTTTCTTCTGCTTTGTCTGCTATGATGTTAACTGCTTCGTAAAAAGCCATCCACTTAGCTAGTGTTAAAGATTTTTCTTGGGTTTTACCCCACCAGGCTAGAGGTGATTGAAGTTCTTCTGTGGGTTGTGTTTTAGTTTTCATTATTAGTTTTTAAATTGTTGAGTAGGAATCATGTTGCCAATATTCTGTGATACCTGAATAGGTTCAATGAATTCTGTTACTCTAGCAACTGTAAAATTAATAGAAACAACATTTCTGCCTTCACACTTATCACATACAAACTCCACTCGTTCCTGTTGATCTGGTACGAATGTGGTAACATTCGGAGTAGCACAAGAAGCACATTGTAGAATAGTGGATAATGGTTCCAATCGATCCAATTCTGCCAATCTCACCTTGGATTGAAGATATTGAGACACAATAGAAACCAAAACTCCAAATGCGAGATATTGAACACTGGCGGCTAAGATAAAAGCCGGCCAAAATGGTTTGTCTAGAAGTGTAAAGGCAAGACCCACCAAACCAGAATTGGTTAATACTATAATAGTAGACTTAAAGAAGTCTTTATAAAATAAAAAATATTTGATTAATTTCATTAAAACTAATTTATCATTAGTTCTAGGGAAACTCACCCTTATTCAGATCTCTTTCTTGGTGGGGATTAGACGATGGCAATTCCTTAGACATATCCATAGAAAGAGTAAGCTGTTTGTCTAAATTCTGAATAGCTCCTAAAATTTGTCCAGTATAGCTAAGAAGCTCGTTTAATTTTTTCTTTTGTTTAGAAGAAACTTTTTTATTTAATTTTAAACAATTTTCTATTTTATTACCAGCTGCTAACAAATAGGTAAAACTATCTGTCAAATCTGCCGTAACCGTTTGTAAAGGCCACGGCATATTAATAGGATTCTCTGGACCCGGTGCTGTGGGAGGAAAAATAGGAGGAGTATTTTTCTGATACGGAAAATCATATCCCGAAGCATTACTGACTGGAGCAAAGTCCTTTCTTGGTGGATCACTATAGCCACCATATGTTGGATTGTTCCAAAGTCCTCCAAGTGCTTCTTGGAATAATTTATCCATATCTGTCATATTACTCTTGTGGTTTTCCGATACGAACTGTACATCCACATCGTCCACAATTCCAACGAATTATTTTATTGGATTGTTTAGAACGAGGATCATACTGTTCCATCAGTCTGCCTTGAACATGGTTTCCGCAGTAGGTGCAAGCAACTGGACGATTGGCTAAGGTCTGATATTCTGGTTTGTTATTTGAGTCACTCATGTTATATTTATCAATTACCAGGAAACATTTCATGAGAATGGGGTGAGCCATCTTCTATTTTTCCTACTACAAATTTTACAAATTCAGAACGTACAATATCTTCTTTATTAAATTTAAAATGATATACTCCGTGATCAGCACTTTCTTGGTCTGAAAAAAGTTTACACATCTTGCTAAATCCACCCATTTTACCATGAGGCAAATCTGATTGATTTGGATCTCCCAGAAAAATAATTTTGGAAAATTCCCCCAATCGGGTAATAGTAGTTACTAATTCTCGAAAAGTAATATTTTGACATTCATCTACGATGATTACTTTAGCTGGCCAATGTAATCCTCTTATATAGTTTACTGGCATAGCACTAACTCTTTTATCGGTATGTAATCTTTTAATGGTGTTGTTTTCTAAGAACTCTTCCATCTTTTCTACGAATGGAGCCATATAAGCTTCAAATTTTTCATCAATGGTTCCTGGAAGATATCCAATTTTACTATCTGCACTTTCTACAGCACTTCTAACAAAAATAATATCAGAGGCTTTTTTGTTTTTTAATAATTGTAACCCAGCATATACTGCTGTTGAAGTTTTTGAAACTCCAGCAGGGCCTTCTATAAAAACACATTTGGTATTTTTATTTAAAAGAATTTGTATAAGTTCTTTTTGTTTATCTGTCCAGGGTAATTCTCTAATAGTAAAGTCAAAATTTACTTTATCACGCTGGAAGACGTGAGGTGAATTATCTTTTGGTTTTTCTGGTTTGACAGAGTCATCCAAAAGCCGGCTCTTAGAACGGGGTTTGTTTCCCATATGTTGTTTATATTTACAACTAAGATGTCAAAAAAATTTAATAACCTTAAACTACCGGAGAGTTACTAGGTGCTGGAGTTGATGTTGGAGTTGTAGTTGTTTGAGCAGAATTATAATGAGCATCTAAATCCATTAAGGTTTTCTTTTCAGCATCTGTCAGAGATGTTGGAAGTTGTCCTGGGTTGGAATTTGTAATTGTAGCATTTATAGCCTTCAAAAAATTAGTCTTCCACAACTGATCTGTGTTTTTGGCAGCAAATAAAGAAGTTATACTCGGGAGAGCAGAATTAGAAGTGCCGGGAGTTGGGGCCGCTTCGGAAATGTTGCTGAAAGTCTTTTGAAAGATACTATTAAATTTACTCATAAAGATATTTATCAAAAGGTTTGCTTATTCAAATTGGTTTTTGAGACTTTAAAATGGATAAGTAACTCTATATTATTTATTATGTCTACTAGATACATAGCATCACCAGGCGTCCAAATTTCTGAGGTTGATCAATCCTTAACCACAAGAGCTCAAGCGGGTACTACAGTATTTATTACTGGATTTGCTCCTCAAGGGCATACAGACGAAGTAATCAACATTACTTCTGTTTCTGATTTTGAATCTACCTTTGGATTACCTACGAATGAAGCCGAGCGTTATTTGTATCACACAGCTAAACAAATTTTAACTCAATCCCCAGCTAATTTAGCAGTTACCCGAATGGCCTACGGCTCTGGAATGGGAGCCGGTTTTGCTAATACCTATGCAGCTTTAGTTTATCCGGTTAAAGGAACCACCACAGTACAAGTATCTACTGTATCTTCTATGTATTGTCCCAATCTTGTTGGAACTTATACTGTTTTTACTGGGGTTTCTACTATAACAACCGGAATGGATATCACCACCATGGCGGTTGTTTCTTCTAGTGGATTTGTTAACACATCAGCTAACAATATAAACCAGGCAGTTCCAATCATTACTGGATATGTTTCTGTGTTATCTTCTAAAATATTACCATATAGCCAAGCTACTAGTTTTACTGTACAAGAGCCAACATCAATTTTATTAAATGAAGGTGAGTATCACGACCTAGTTACAAATGACGTAACTTGGAGTGATGGATATTCTTCTGTTAACATTAACAACAAAGATTATTTAAAATATGGTGGTATTGTTGTTGTAAATTCTTCAAAAACAACTATTAATGACAAATATGAAGGTTATTATATTGGTTTAGCAGACAATTCAAATAATAACCCGGCCACCAATTTTGACGCCTTGACCGGTGCAAAAACAGTCACAAGTGGAGCTAGTGCAGTACAGACTTGGACCAATATACCAGCTTCCCGTTTAAGTTTCAAGTTATCCAGTACTTCTACAGAAGGTGGAACTAGTATTTCTCAAGCTATTGAACAATTTCCCCTTTTGTCTGATTTTGGTTCACCAACTTATAATGACAGTTTGACCTTGATGTTGTTTAAAATAAGAACTTCCACTTATGGACAAGATACTATTAAATTGGATTACATAATTCAAGAAGGACATACTGGTTCTTTATATTCTGGAAGAACACAAAACAATCAAAAGGGAGGAGCTCCAGTTTCTTTCTCCCTAGAAAAGATAACCAATCTAGAATCTTCAGACATTAAGATGATAGTCAATCCGTGGATTGCTAATAGTAATAATTGGTTAGATGGTTCTGGCAATGTAGTAAAAACTGTCAGACTAAACCCAGAAGCTAAAAACATATACGCAGCTGGAACTTTTGTTCAGGGTCAAGACGCGGGACAAGAACTTGGTAATGTTCCGGACAAATTAAAAAGAGTGTTAAACCGATTAGATGATATGGATACAGAATTAGATCTTTTCGCTGAAGCAGGCCTTGGCACTATTTACGCGGGGGCAAGAAGCAGAGAAAGATATTACCGAACTATAACTTCGGGTTATAGTGGTTTATATTTTGATACAACCCAACCAGTTCCGGCAACAGAATTGACTGCCTTATTTAATCAAGATACAGCAACTTTTAGTAGTGACTTGAAAGATGATTATGTGTCAATTGTATCTCAGATGGCTACCTTTGCAGAAAAAACCCGCAAAGACCATATGTTTATTGCAGATCCGTTGCGTTACATTTTCTTAAATGGTCCAGATGGTCCAAATGTCAAAGCAACTAAAAAATCTGGTTATAATTTTTCTACAGACATTTTTTGGGCTCTTAAAAATCTATACGGAAGCATTGTGACTAGCTATGGAGCAACCTATGGTAATTGGGCAAAAGTCTCTGGTACTGATTCTAACAATTATGTATGGATTCCTATGTCTGGATTTGTAGCTGCGGATATTGCGTTGTCTTCTGCAACCAATTATCCTTGGAGTGCTCCGGCTGGATTTGCTAGAGGTACTTTAAGTGGTATAACAGATATTGCTATTAATCCTACACAAAAACATCGTGACTTGTTGTATAAAATTAATATCAATCCAGTAGCTTACTTCCCCGGAGATGGATATGTTATCTTTGGACAAAAGACCCTCTTCAATAAGCCATCTGCGTTTGATAGAATTAATGTGCGTAGATTGTTCTTGACTCTTGAAAAAGTGGTACAGAGACTTTTAAAATACTATGTATTTGAAGGTAATACCTACACAACCCGAGTACGTTTGGTAAATTCTTTGTTACCATTATTTAATCAGGCCAAGAATAGTGATGGCTTATATGACTTCCGTATTATTTGTGATGAGCGTAATAATACACCAGAAATTATTGATGACAATACTTTAAAAATTGCAATTTACATTCAACCAGTCCGTACAGCGGAATTTATATTAGCGGATTTCGTGGCTACACGTTCTGGTTCAGATTTCAATGAAATTACCTCTTAATTGATAAGTAATATTATATTTTATGTCTAATATATTTTCAGGCCAAAGCATAACAGATTTCTACCAAAACGCCAGACAGAGAGACTTTGCTCGTAAAAATCTCTTTAGAATCCTTAGTATTGAAGGGGGTAGAGCTGGTGGTGGTATAGTATTTGATCAATCTGATTTGGTTTATGTCACAACAACTTCCTTACCCAAAAGAAGTATCAATGTCGTAAATGTCGCCTATATGGGTATGAAGTTTAATGTACCCGGAACTGCTCAGTACCCAGGTAGTGAAGCATGGACCGTTAAATTTAGAATGCCACAAGATTTGACTATTCGTAGAAAATTAGAAGCATGGACCCGTTTTACTTTTGATGATGCCACCACAAAAGGAGCCTATAGTATGGGAGATTTGGGAACTGTTACATTGGCTCTTATGGACAAAAAAGGTACACCCTCTCTTGTATATCGTTTAGTAGGAGCTTTCTGTGTAAATCTTGGAGAGTATGCTTTGGACGCTACAGATGCTGGTACGATTGTTGAACAAGACGCAGTATTAGCTTATCAATATTGGGAGTACGTTTAATTGTTTATACACTAAGTATAAACAATGGCATCTCCGAGTCCTTTCCAATATTATCTTAAAAATGTATTCAGTGAGGCTGGATTCATGCCCTCTCTGGGTAGTCTGTGGCAAGTGGAATTTCATACATTGAATGAAGTTACTGCTTTAAAAAGTTCTGCTAGTTATCTTAATGCATTAGAAAATTGGCAAACTCAATCCTCAGATGTGTTGTCTACCATTTTAGAAAGACAGGAAACATTAAATTCTGGAAACTATGTTGGATGTGTTTTTGCTAGAAGTGTTAATATACCTGGAGAAAAAATAACAGCATCAAGAGGACCGTTAAAATATGGAGGTTATATGGCTCCTGCAGTTATAGATAATAGATCTGGTTATGAGCCAGTTAATATAAAATTTCTAGAAACAAATTTTTCCTTTATAGATAATGTTATCAGACCTTGGAGTATAATGACTGGTTATTATGGAATGTTAACCAGAGATCCAGAACTTGGTGGCAAAGACTATAATGTTAAATGTCCTACTATGATAGTTACTCAATTCATGTTAGGAGGATCTGAAAGGTCTATGATCAGACGTAAGGAAGTTACATTCTGGAATGTAGCTCCTATTTCAGTTGGAACCACTAATTTAGTGCAAGCTGGTGAATCTCTTCTAGAGACAGAAGCTTCTTTTGTTTATGAAAAATATGAAGTAAAGTCTTTTGCTGACAGAGTTGTCATGAAGTAATGTTGTTTAACCTCCTAAAGTTTAATGTTTATCGATTATTATCTCTATAGTGTTGAAATGCCCATTTCTGGGTTGGTGATAAACTATCGAGAATTGTCCAGTAAAGAACAATTAATATTATCTAAAGCAAATATTCTATTGCCGTTAGATAAAGAAAATGTAGAAAACTATTCTAGACATTTAAAAAAAATTCTAGAAAATTGTGTAGAAAATAAATTAGATTTTAACAAATTAAATATAATAGAGTATTTGTTATTTGCTATTAAACTACGCACTACTTCTTTAGGAGAAGTATTAATACTTCAAACCCAAGAAGAAATAGATGAAGAGGTGGTTACTGTAAAGTTTAATATAGAATTGCCCAAATTAATATATAGCATTTTTTCCAAATGCAGGGATCTTTTTTCTCAAAAATATATATTAGAAGATAATATAAATGTACATTTAGATTGGCCTAATCATAATGATGAAATTAATTTTTATAAATTACAAAATTTACAAGAATTTGAATTGTTAAGAGATAGTACCGTTTTATTCATCAATCATATAGATTTATATGGTAAAATTATATCATTTTCAGATTTTTCATTGAAGCAGAAGATGGAATTATTTGATAGATTACCAGCTAAAATACGATTAAAAATTCAATCAGAAGTATTGAATAATATTAAAAAATTCTCAGAATTAGATTTTATAGAAAGTTCTAAAAAAGAATATTTAAAAATAAATTTTTACAATTGGAGCTTTCAAAACTTTTTAAGGTTAATGTTCTCTGATAACCTCAAGAATATCTATCAACAATACTATCTCCTAGCTAGTAAGAAGATTTCTCTAGACTATGTAGATAATTTGACTGTAGCAGAGCGGAACGTTTATTTTTCTTTTATAGAAGAAGAATATGAATCAAGAAAACAATCTCAAAATTCAGAGGGTGGTGAATTTTCTTCATTCAATAATGGACTAGAAGAAATGGAGGAGTAAATAGTTTTATTTATGACCAAAGAAAACACTTCTATTAATTTTGATCAGGCTCTGGATCTATTATCCACTTATACCAAGGAAATTTTTATTAATAATGTATGGGTGCCTTCAATTAGAGAATACATATCTGTAAACGAACTTACCTCTAAGCAGCAAAAAAATTTATTATCAGCAGCTATAGATTCTAATGCAGAAGGATATAAGCCATTTTTTACCAAAATTTTTTATCAAATTTTGTTAGAAAATTGTCAAACTACCAAAGAAGTTGTAGATAATTTTACCTATTATGACAGACTTGCCATAGCAATTGCTATGCGAAAACACATATCCAAAGAATTAAATGTAGAATTTTCTGCTGATAAAAGTGAAGTAGTAGATCTCTCAGATTTAGTAGAAAATCTTAAAAACTTTAAACACCCCTCTTCAACTACTTTAAAAATAGAAAAAAATGGAGTGAGTATTTTAATACAAGTAGAAGTTCCTACGATTAAAAAAGAAGTAGAATATTTTGACAATATTCCATCTTTAAAGAAAGAATCTACATCGGAAATTTTGAAACAAGCTATTTCAGAAGCTTATGTTGCAGAGGTTTCCAAGTATATAAAAGAAATTGAAATTCAAGGAGTAAATCTTTCTTTTAATGATTTAAAAACAAAACAAAAAATTCTTGTTTTAGAAAAATTGCCTTCTACTATTTTACAGACCGTTCTTAAAGAAATATCTGCTTGGAAGGAAGATCTTAATGAATTTTTCACCGTAGAGTCAACCTCGGGAGACAGGAAGTTAATTGATATAGATACTACTTTATTCTTATCTGCTTAATTTCAATTAGAGCCTAAGTATTTAACATGAGTAGTTGGGCAGAAGATATAGGATTGACAAATGAAGATGTCAAAAAGCTTGTTAAAAACCTAAACGAAGCTTTCTCTCCATCTGCCCGGACATCTAAATCAGATAATTCTTCCTCAGAAAAAGAGCCAGAAAAAAAAGCTGAGGATGATAGTACAACAGAATTACTTCAAACTCTTACAACATTAAATACAGAAATAGTCAAACAATATACTTATTCGGTTCAAAGAGACCCAATAATGGCTACTTTTTTGACTAATAGTTTTAATGTTTTGGGAGAATCACTAGGCAGCATGGCTGATAATATTTCTTCTTTGCTTTCTGTATCTATACAAGAAAATGAAAAAAATGTTAAAAGATTTAATGATCAATTTATAGCTTTTTTACATATAGATGAAAGTTTAAAAAATCTTGTAGATCATTTTAAAGTAGATGATGAAATTAGAAAAAATAATTTCAATAATAGAGAGGCTTGGTTTGGTAATGAAAAGGAAAGTGGCTCTTCAACTCCTACTTTGCCGGTTGCCGATTCTTCCTTGTCTTTGTTCACAGTTTTACAAGACCTTAAAAAATCTTTAGAAGATTTGACAAAACCCGCTATAAAAGACACAGTCCAGGAAGAAGATAAATCTGTAAATTGGAAAGAAATTAGAGAAATCCTTAAAAATGGCTATACTGATTTAGGTTCAGTTTGGGATACTGGTTTAGTTAAATTGGGAGGTTTGTTAGGAGGTTGGTTCACCAATCTGCAAATTGTTAAAGATGCTAAAGGCTTGGGATCTTATCTTTTAGATGCCTTGTTAATATCCGGGGGTATAGCTACTATAGCCACTTTGTTTGGCGGCAGCATAATGAAACAAATAGGAGTATTAGACGGAGCCATGGGAACCAATATATCTGGTGCTATTAATGATTTGTTAGCTCCTTTAAAAAAGTATAGTGGATGGATACAAACTTTGTTTAAACAAACTGTTATTTTTAAATCAAATCTAATTAGTTTGCCTGGAAAATTGGCTAGTTTAACTAAAGCAATACTCAACCCATTTACCGCTATAAAAAAATTTGCAGCTGGAATTGCTAGTATTGTAACTGGATCTATAAATTTGTTTAAGGGGGGTTCTGAAGCTTTGAAAGCTGCTGGAACTGCTTTAACTGCCGGTATACCGACATTTACTGGAACGGTAAATGCTGCTAGTGGTGTGATTGGTAAGGTAGTTGGATTTTTGCCTAAATTAGTTACTTTCTTAAAAGGAGTTCCTCTTATGGGAACTTTGATTTCTGTAGGTTTTGGAGTCAAAAAATTAATGGATGGAGATACTAGAGGAGGAATTTTAAGTTTGGCTTCGGGATTAGTTTCTTTAATACCATTTGCTGGATGGGCTTTGTCTTTTATGATAGATGCCTATGATGCTCAATTGACAGAAGAAAATGGTGGAGATATTACGGCTAAAAATAACGGATACGGTTTTGGTAAATTTATAGATGATATATATCAAGCCCTTAAAAGAGGGGTAGCTTGGATAATAAGAAAAACATTTGGATTGTTGGGATTAGATAAATATACTCCAGACTGGGCTAAAGAAGTGGAAGGTAAAAGTGTTATAAATCCACAAGTGGCTAAAGACTCGAACCCTAAAAATATACCGTCTTCAGCAGAAGTAACTAATGTATCAACCCCACCAGTGGCGTCTACCGGAGTAACCAAACCAATTAGTTCTGGTCAAATGTATCAAATGTCCGGAGGCAATGCAGACATCATGAGTTCTTTATCTTCAGATCTCAAAACTATGGTTGGGTCTTTTAAAGACGGTTTTGCAAAAATGCAACAAATGTCTTTGGGCGGAGTTGTAAATCAAAGTGTGGTTAACAATGGAGGAAATTCTGGACCAATTCCCGTTTCTTCTCAACACCATACCCTAGGAAATTATAGAACTGAAGTATCTAGAATAAATCAACGGTAAATTATGAATTCAAAAGATTTTACATATTTTAAACTTGAAGATGAAACCTATACTTTTTTAGGCAAATCTTTTAAGGCTCCTAAAGCTTATCCTCGAAATGGTAACGTTGATATGTTTACTAACGGTGCTTGGAAAAATTCTGGAAAAAATATAAATGAAGTTCCAGATATAAATTTAGAGGAATATGAATTATCTTTTGGGTTGTGGATGACTCATTTATCTAGGCTCTATAATACAGTTAACAGTTTTGCATCAGATATAACCACTCCTTATCAGCTTCTATATCAAGGTAATCATACCGGATTTACTTATAAATTACCATATTTAATAAATCAAGGAACTATAAAAGGACCGATACAAAACACTTGGGGCGGTGATGAGACTGGTATAGGAGAATCTTTTGCTGGGAGTTTTGGTAAAAACCTTGATCGGTCTTTAGGGGATATCGGTAAGTTTTTTGCAGAAGGTGTATCTTATGGAGGAGCTGGAGAAAAGGTCAGAAGATATAATAGTGCCGATAGTGTTAAATCCATTACTATAAAGTTTCCGTTATATAATACAATAGATAAAGACAAGACTCTTCGCAATTTTGAATTTGTAACTTTGTTTGCTTTTCAGAATATGAAAACTCGTACTTCTTGGATGACTTATTTGCCTCCTAAAATATATAAAGTAAACACAAATAGTTTTGGAGGTATAAATATGCCGGCAGCTTTTGTAAAGTCTTTTGATGCCACTGCTGTAGGAACTGTGAGGAAAATACGTTATAAAGGTTTTGAAGACATATTAATTCCGGAAGCATATGAAGTATCTATAACCATGGAGGAATTATTATCGGAAAGTAGCAACATATTTGCAGCAACTATGGGAGGAGATCCGGTAGTTGTTATTGGCAATA